CCTTATTCATTACATAGTTTGCAACTTTTTCTCCAACCTTTTCCCGCCATTTCATTATTCCCTCTTTATTTCTAGGGGATAATACTGTGGTAATTGAGGGATACTCATTACCATCTGGTGTTATATAATATCTTTTTTTATCAACTGTCTTAGTTTTTAAAACAGGGAAATTTAATTTTGTCATAATTTATACTTGATGCCATTCTTTACTTTCAAATAGTAGTGACTCTGCTTGGCGTCTTCTGACTAAACCATCTAAAGTTTTACCACCTGCCTTATTCCACCTTTTCATTTCAAAAGGAACTGATGTATAATCAGCATTGTTTAATTTTTTTAACATTGTTGAATTTCTTAAATTACCTACACCTAAATTAAATGTCCAAGTAACTAAAGCATCAAATTGATTTTGTGTTAAATTAACCATTACATTGTCAGCGACATATTCTTCAAATTTAAAAACATCAGCTCTTAATAATTTGTCTGCTTCTTGTGGTGAAACTATATCACCTTCTTTTACATCTTCGGTATGTCCATATCCTATTGTCCATACTCCAGCTGGACATTTATAAGATTTTAATTTACAACCTTCGAATTTTTTTATAAGTTCTAAACCTTCTTGACTGCATTTCACAAATCAACTCCTATACCTAATTTAGTTTTTTGAATTAAATAACTTCTAACAAAACCAGACCTAACAATATCTGGTATATCAAATTCAATACAAGTAAACTCATCCATGTTTTCCAAAATTCTTAAAAAATCATGTAAACCATTTCTTTCATTTGTTTTGACTAAATCTGTCTGACTAAAGTCACCACAGAAAAGTATTTTAGAATCTTGACCTACTCTTGTTATAATTGTATCTAATTCATGAAAACTTAAATTTTGACACTCATCAACTATTATAATTGAATTGTCAAAAGTTAAACCTCTTAGAAATGATGTTGATAAGAAATATAAACTTCCTTGTCTTTTAAGTGTTTCATATAAACATTTGAAAGCGTCTTCATTAGGTTGCTTAAACATAAACTGTACCATGTTTTGATATGGTACTTGATATAGTGCTGCTTTATCTTCTTCATCACCAGGTAAGAAACCAATGTCTCTTGTTGGCATTAAAGAACGAACAATAACAACTTTATCAAATGATGTTCCTTGTTTTAAAACATCTTGTAATGCTAGATATAAAGATATAAATGTTTTACCTGTACCAGCACTACCAAAATAAAATCCATTTTTACCTTGACTAAATGATTCAAATACTTTTTTTTGATTATCTGTGATTGGTTCAATTTTTACTAAATCACCTGAGTGTATTTCTTTCTTTTTTGACATATTATACGCATCCCGTTGGTTTTGGCAATCCAGCAAACTTACATGCTTGTTTACCTGGGCCGTATGGAAATAATTGATAAAGATATTTACTATTACCTTTATCTTTACCTAATTTTTTACCTACTGCTTTTGTTAATATTCTTACAGCTGGAGCAACCTGATACGATTCGTAATACTCACGGAGAAAATTAATGATTTCCCAATGGTCATCTGATAAGTCAATATCTTCTGCTTGTGCCATTGCTGTAGCTGCACCTTCTTCCCAATCACTTAAATTAGAAAGATAACCTTCTTCATCTGTTTCTAAACTTTTGCCGTTTACTTCTATCATATTTTTTGCCCTCTAAATTTTTGCCCAACTTTCATATGAATCACTAAACATACACATTCTTGTACTTGTTTTATCTGCAGGTATTTTTTCTTTACCATTTTCTACCATCTTATGTACTTCATAAACAAATTGAGATTCTAATAATTGAATGACTTTCCCCGTTGTAACTCTTTTAGCTGTAGGTTCAGAATGTTCTATAATATCATCTACTTCTGGTTTAGCCATCTATTGTTCCTTTATGTTTGACATAACCCTTCCTCTCGGCCTTCTTTTTATCAGGCACTACTAACATTCTATAGAACTTCATCATAGCTCTTGTTACGGGATTTGTTCTTCTATTCATATCTATTCTCTAAAAGTAGGAACCTACTATTCCGTTAGTAGGTTCCCTGTGTATAGTCTCTGTATTACTAATATATGTATTAGTCTATTACTAATATATTGGCTATTACCACATATCTATTTATTTAATTTTTATGTTATAGTATCCTTTAAATTGTATTTTTTGACTATTTTATCTTTTTTAATATCTTCTGTTGACCTCCTTGAAAATCTGTCTGCAAGTGGTGTATTTGGATGACCATCACCAATCCTTTCTAAAACTTCTTTCATACCACCATCCATTTTTTTAATAATATGGTCACCTACAAAATTAGATGTAGTTATCATTGATTCTAGATTAGGATTATCTTTAAGATATGGTTCTTTTTCAGATATTTTCATCATCTTATCAAAGATTTTATCTGTATCTTTATTTTTAAATGTATATGTAGGCATTGTTTAATTAATTTTGGATGCTTCAACATCAGATAAATCTATTCTTTCTAACTCAACTACCCTTTTATTTAATGTTTCTATTTGTTCTTCCATTTTTTTAAAAATTGTCTTTAACTTATCTATTTCTTCTGTAGTATATATTATGTTATATTCTTTCATTTTAGTTTTCCCCCCTCATATGATATTTGCATTGTTATATTTTCCCACCATTTCTGATGTTTTTAACAATCTTTTCACTTTTTTTAAATTCTTATATTCTAATACAGAATCAGACATACTATAAACAGAATCTATAATTAATTTTCTATAATCTGTTACTTTACCAGATGTTGTATCATGTAGATGAAATAATTGTTGTAAAGGAAAAACATCTACCTCTATAAGAAATGCGGCTGTGTCTTCATCAACTGTTATTGTTCTTTCATGTTCCACTCTAAAGTATAATCGAGTTAAAGAATTGAAATCTGGTTTTGGCCAATGTGGATGGTTACTGTATGTTCCTAAAGATGAAATTCCCCATGTATATCGGTGAAACATTTGACCACTTGTCATTGCTCTCCATATACCATCACTTGCCTTTCTTAATGCTTCAGAATCAGCAACAGGTTCGTGTAATTCTTCTAAAGTCTTACCCTTTTTATCACCAGGGTTCCAACCACTTGCACAAGCAACAAAACATGCTTCAACTTTGCCCTTATGCATAATAACTAAATCGTTAGAATTGTTTACACCCCAATCAACTATATTTTCATATGGACTTCTAAAATCTATACCATAATCTATAATATTTGCGACTTTATTAACCCAAGCTTTTTCCTTTGCTAAATCTGATTCAAACCATATTTTGTTACCTAACTCTTTTAACTCAATATCTCTTTGAGCTGTCATATCTCTATCATGTTTAAATTCTAGGGGACCATCATATTTTTCAAAGAAAGGAGCCATTTTAAATGGTATCTTTATTATATCTTTTAAATTTATTTTACTAAATGTTGTTTTTATTCCCACAATAAATCATTTCCGTCTTTTGTTTTTAAATTCTTGCTCTTCTCGTTCCATTTTTTTATTAATGTTATAATAAATTATCAATATTATAATTATAGAAATTCCAGCTATCAAAAATTCCATACATTATGTAACCTCTTTTATCTCTTGTACTACACTACTTGGTATAATTGTAGAATTACCACATTCATCAATACTACCATCATCTTTAAAATTAAAATCTGATACAAGTCTTACCATATCATCTTCATCACTAATTAAAAAACCTGTACTAAGACATCTTGGTAATTTTTCTTCTTTTACATCTTCAACACTTCGCCATGCTGAATCAGATGTTATATCCAACCAAAATACATGTACAAATTTATAGGGAATTTTTTTTATTGTTTTTAATTTTTCACTAGTCATAATATATTAACCTCATAATTAAATTCTCTTTAGGTGTCCATGTCAACTCTATGATGAGGTCGAGAGAGAGTGAGTCGACATGAACGAGAATTTATTTTTATTGTAACCTCATTCTAACCATAATAACATATTATACACAATTTGTCAAGATTTTTATGCACCTGACGCACTACCTGGTGCTTGTGGATATACTGATGGCTCTATTATCATGAAATTATCATCCCAACCAAATGCCATTTTCACAACATCTTTAGATAAACCTTTATATATTTGATGTAATCTTTTATCCTTTACAGCAATTAAAAGTTTTGCTTCATTTTCATGTAGACCTTCACACATTTGTATAAACATATGTTCTTTTTGAGCTTGTTTTGTATCTGGGTCTGCACCTTTAATGAAATGCCACAACTTTCTTGCTTCGTGAAGCAAATTAGTATGGTCTGTTCCTTCGGGGCAATCATTCGGTTTGAATGGAACATAACCATCTGGTATTACCCATACTTTAGTGGGGTCAAATGATGCTTTAAGTAATATTCTTAAAGACGGATGGTCATGTTGTTGTAGTATTGCTACTTTTTCTGATTTTGTTTTCGCTTTATGTACTCTATCTAGTACCTCAGAAAACAATGGTGTATAATTATCTGCCATTTTAAAATTCTCCAATATTTTCATTTAGACTTGTTAGTCTTTTTTCTATAAAATAATTTAATAACTTGCTTCTATCTCCACAAGAAGCATCATTGAAATCATCTAGAATATTCTTTTCTAATAATTCTGGTACATTGTCCAAATTAATTAGTCTTTCATTTCTTTGATAATTTCTTTTCACTTCATCATTTAAATCATCAATTTCTTGAGCCATTATACTATGCATTCTTTTAGATGTCAAGGGTCTCTGCCTTAAATCATCTGTAAAAGTATGGTCGGGTGATAATACATTTGGTACGCCATCTGATTTATCACCTTTAAGTATATGTTCTTTTATATAGACAACTGCGTCAACACCATTTATGTGTTTTTTCGTAATTGGACTGTATTGTCTTACATTTTTATACTTTTGTAATTGTATAAAGTCTTTATCACCTGATACAATCATGATTTTTTCACTTTGATAATGTTT